GATGACAATTTGTTGTTTGTTCTATCCAACGCGGCTTCGTATGCCGAACCGTAAATCTTTGACCACTTTGCGAATCCCGGCAACTGGTATTCCGACATCAAGACGCGGCGTTTGTTGCCATCGTTTTCGAAACGGACATACATGTCCGACAATTCGACCATGACTTGACCGTCCGCGCCAGTAAGATTCGCCGCCGCACCGGTGTCGCGTTTTGTGGAATCCGCCGAACCAAGATAATAATTGACCGTTCCGTCATCGTTCAAAAGACAACGGCGCATCTTGGCTTGGCATGGAACGGTTTGATGCAATTCCGCCTTTCCAATGCGCGTGCAATCCGGACTTGATGCGGTTACATCGTATTCGACACCGTAATAATGGTTGTAAGGAAATGTGGGTTGTGTTGCACCCACGCCGATTAAAAGTCCCATGTTAGTAACCCCATTTAAGTGAAACATTTGTTAATGATGCATCGGACTTGATTTCCCGGATGATTTCCGGATTCCAACCAAGACCGAAATTGGTTGTAACGAAACCGTCATTGTCGTCCATCCCCGCCAGTTTGACATCAAGGGTGACAACCTCATACGAATCGTTCTTCAACTGGAACACAACACCGTCCGGCAACTTGAAATTGGTTGTCGTCAATCCGGTTATTGCACCCATTTTGGCAATTTGTGGTGATACCATTTCACCGCTTCTTGTGTTGCTCATAATTAAACGAATTTGTTATGCAAATGTATAAAAAAGTGTGTTATAATAAAACATCGCCGGTCATTATACCCGGATAACCGGCAATGTCTTATATCATAATGTTGTCCAATCGCTACCGGCGCGTTTTATCTGCAAACCGCTTCTTGTGATTCTTATCCCGACCTCTTGCGATGATGCGTTTCTTCCAACCAATGCGATTAACGGTTGATTTAGGTTGTCAACGAATGCATATAAGTTGAATCCGCCGCCCAATGATAGGAACATTCCATTATCACCGATTGTGGTCTTTTGCGATGGTTGTGGCGGCAAAACTGATATTTGCCGACTTTCCGGTGTCGCGGCAAAATTTGCGTGTGATGAATTCCAGTTTTGCGCTTCGCAATAAATTTCCCATTCAATACTGATGGTGTGTGTTCCAACTGAAAGATTGTTTGTTGGTATGGTGTGATATGTATCACATGGCATTGTTTCGGTCGCAATCACTTGACCGTCCAATTTTAGTGTACATTCACCATAAGATGAATACGCATAACCATCTGCGCCATCAAGTTCAATGCGAATTCTTGGTATTGTAACCGTGTCACCCGCATTTTCTTTTACGAATGTTGCAAGTATTTTTGCGCCGCTACTTTCGTTTTCGGATTCTTCAACGCCCGGCGCGCCACAATATATGTAATCACTTTCGCCATAGAATGTGTATGTGTTCGGCAATATATTTGTATCGAATTTCTTTGTTGAAATCGATATTTTGGGAACATTATTTGTCGAAATGGTAATTTCATCGTCATCATCTTGTCCGTTTCCGTTAATGGATACCGAACCGGAAATATGCGCCTTGTTCGACCAAAATTCACCATTTTGCAACACTCTAAATGGCGCGTTGAATCGGTTTGGCATAGTTGCGCCCGCCCATATTCTTACCGACATGTCATCGCTTCCTTGTCCAGTTATTCCGGCTTTGATATTACTATCATCACCCGCCAACTGAACCGTTCCGGATGTGACGATACCGCCATCGATGACCGTCTTTGTATTGTCGTATGCAACCGGAACAATCCAGTCACTTTCGGAATAAGATTCGCCGGATGCCTTTGCAACACGACATCGGTGAATGTCCGTTCCGTCAACCCAAAGGTCGCCGATGTCATACGGCGGATATGGTGTTACAACAAAGACGCGGCGTTTAGTTCCCGCCAAACTCAACGCGTCATTTGCCAACGCAAGTGCTTGTGCAATTTCGGAATCGGATAATTGTTGCCAACGATATACGCCATTTTCCTTGATAAATCGGAATATTTTACCGGTCAATGTATTATAGAACAAGTCGCTTAAATGCTTTTCTTTCAACGCCGTTGTTGTCCATGTTGATGCCGGTGCATTCTGCATGGTCGGGTCGTATGCTTCAAAGAATTGTTCTTTTTGACCGTCCAATTGATTGTATATGTCTTGGAAAACACCCGGCAATGTATTATTGATGAAATCCTTGGATTCCTTGGATTCATCGCCCAAATCTTCCAATGTTACATCTTGACCACTACGATTGAAAACGATACGACCGCCGATTTCGCCATCATCCAAATCGAAATAAGTATTTCCATCGGACGACTGGATGCGACCGGTTGTGATGAACCGTCCGTTTATCATTGAAAATCCGTATGACAAAGACAACATGCGACTTTCGGTCAACGAATCAACGCCGTTCAAGATGCCGACCAAAAAATGATAATAATTCGGGTCGTCATCCGCCTTGAACTGGGATTGTGACAAAAGGAACACGCCGGTTTGCGCTGACTTTGAACATTTGGCATACAAATAATAATATCCGGTGTCGGTAACCGATGCGGAAAATGCGCCGATTGCCCATGTCTTGATTTCGGTATCGCTGATTGCATAATGAACCAATGTGCATGCGGTCGCATGGAATGATGTCGGATTCCCGCCATAATTCGGTTCGAACAACGCATTCAGCAACTGGAATTGCGACCATTTCGCACCGACCGACAAATACTTTGTTTCGATGGACAAAGGTTTGATTTTCTCGGTGTAATAGTCGCCATCTTCATCAAAGACGGATTCCAGTATTTCGCGGTTCGCGCGCCATCCTTGCCGGATTGCCTTGACATTGTTAATCTTGCCGACTTGGATTTCCTTGTCGTGCTTGATTTCATCGTCAATGATTGTCGCGGTCAATGATGTTTCATGCGTATCGGACAACGAAAGGTCATAATCATACGGATGCAACACATCGCGGTTGAACGACTGGATGCGAATCAACTTGTCAACGCCGATTTCGGTGTCAACGATTCGGATGTAATCGCCGACATGGAAAACATTTGTGATGACCGATTCGTCCGGGAACATCTTTTCAAGGAACGACCGGGACACGCCAAGCGCATATTTGACGCGCGGTTGGCAATGGTCATCGTAATATGCTTGTCCGGCGGTCTGCAATGCGCTTTCGGCGGCATTGACATACGCATCCGGCAATGCGACATCCAAAATCTTGTATTTGTCGCCGACCGCAATTTTGAATGCGGCTGATTCCGTTGATGGAAACAACCGGTCGTATTCATCCCGGATGGCAATCAATGTGAATGTATGTGTCGCATGGTCATACGCGGACACCTCAAATTCATAACCGGCAAGATTGCCAGTATTGAAATGAATCTTTGCCGGTGTGCCATTCAGCAAATACAATGTATTCCCGGATGCGTCCGTTGCGTTCAAATCGAACATGGACGAATCGGTGAATTTCAAGACATTCGCCGCATCAATGGCGGTCACTTGACCGTTGAATGTCGGCTTGATGTCGTCAAAGTATTTGCATGCTTCGAAAAGTCCATAATTGCCAACGGCGGTCGCATTCTCGATGTACGATGTTGACTTTGTCTTGGTCGGCAAACAAAGACGGTTCGCACGATATTTCGATGTGATGTTTTCGGTCGAACCGTACACCTTTAATCGCGTGATGATATTGGATGAATCGACATTGCGGCGGTTCAACTGGTAAAGACCGCGTCCGCGTCCGTACTTGAACACATAATTCAATGTCGTGCCGACCTTTGACGCAAAGTTCAAAACGCGTTTTCCGGTCGCCGCATTGAATGTGATGTCCATTTCAACATCGAATTCATCGCAAAGATGTTGTGCAACCGACAAACAATTGTCAGTTTCGCCAAATGTCAATGTCGTATCCTCGGCGGTTGATGCCGGACATGTACCAAGTTCCCATGTATTCGGGAACACGCGGTTCAAGTTTGCAATCAAGACCGTTGCAAACCGGTTCAAATTTCCGGTTAACGAATCCCCTTGAACATCTTGCAACTGGTTGTTTGTCGTACTGATTGAAAGTTCAAAGATGGCGCGCATCATTTCATACGGTACACCCTCAAATTCGATGTTATATTCGAATGTGTTTGCGCCATCCTTTGACATTTCCGGCAACCGGTTCAATGTGTAACGGCGACCGAATACGGTGATGTAATCGCCGATTTGAAAGTCAATCGCCGTTCCGGACACAACCGACATTTTGATAACATCTTCGCCCAGTAACTGGAAAGATTGTGTCGCCGATGTAATGTTGCGACAAGATTGGCGCGACAACAATGGATATGTTGTCGTGCCATCCTTGCGGGTTATTATAATTTGTTCCATACCAATATGGATGTTGTGTTGAATGATGAAATTTCGTCAATGCATCCGGTTATTACTGGATAATATTCGCCAATGTTGGTGTATGTGTGCGTGATGGTCTTGATGTTTGCAGAATCGCCACATACATCATAATCAACCGAACCGTCACCCCAATACACATTCAAGTATTTTGCGGACTTGATGTATAGTGTACACACATTCGAACCGGCGTTGTCGGTGACATAGTGTTTCAAAACGCGTTTCACCGGTTCGGGTTCGGTCAATTTCAGTTTGAATGTGCCGACCATCAAACCATCGTTCCATTTCTTTGAAACGGCGATGGCATCCGGACAATAAACATTGTAAACCAAAGGTTTTGAACCCAATTCAATCATCAATCGATGCAACCCGGTCGATGTGAACATTTCTTCGAAACGGAATATCTTGTCCATGAAATCAACGCGGGATTCCGCCTTGATGAAACAAGACAATGTGATTTGACGCGGTTCGACATAATTGTGCATCATATCGACAACCTCGCCATGATAATCGTCCCATGATTCGGTGCGCGGCGTTTTCATCTTCGGACGGTCAACAACACCATCGGAATCGGATACATACACGCCGAAATCCTTGAAATCGACACCGTCAATTGTATATTCTTGTTTGGAATCCGTTGCCATCAATGCAAGAATGTCGATTTGTGGCAATGCGGTTTGAACGGCGACAACCTCGTCAACCTTTCCGAATCCCAGTTCACCGGAATAACAATCTTGACATACTGAAAACCCGGTCAATGTCCCGGAATCAACGAATGTGTCAAAGATGTTTCCGTCCACATATACGATGTATGAATTGCCATCGCGGACAATTGCGATGTGTCGCCATGAACCGACAATGGTCGGAATCTGCGTTGTATGGAAATGTTCAACGCCGGAAAAATTGACAACGACAATGAATTTCGTTGGCGTTCCGGCTTCCATTTCGTTGGAACAAACCCATGCGGCAAATGTGAACGATGACGATAACAAGAATTGTGATGCTTGCATGGAAACATCGCATCTTGCACCATTTCCGGGAAAATTGATTGCCTTTCCCGCCTTGCCTTGCATGAATGTTGCGCCACCGGAAACGACACCATCGTTTCGGTTTGTTGAATAATCGTATGCAACCGCCGAATTGTCGGATTCGTTCATTGGCAAATGCAAAATATAATTAAGTGCCATGTTAATATTGATTTGAAAGTTTGACATTTACGACCACATGCGAATTGTCGCGTTGGTCATATTGTATTGACGCATTTCCGTACTGGTTGACATATACGCGTGTATTCCCGGACGCGCGTACATTGACAATCGAATTGTCAAACGCATCAATGAAAATTCTTGAATGTCCATCCACGATGACATCAACACCGGCGCGACCTTTTGTGTATATCTTGCCGACTGAATATCCATCGTATTTTGCGATGACATGAACATCACCCAAAACCGCAACGCGGCGGACATTTGTAATCTTGGCATTTTCGCGGCAAAAGATGCCGAATTTGGCGGGTTCGCCGCCGAAATGGTCACTTATCCATCCGGCGGTCGGAAACCCGCTATTTAGGCAAAAATGCGCGTTCTTAAAGAACAATTCCGCAAGGGTTTCAACATCCGATGTGGAATGTTCCAGTTCTGCGATTCCTTTTTTGCATGCACCGATTTCGATGCCGCGATTCGCAAGTTCGTTGATGATTTTATCTTTCATGTGTTAAATAAGTCCTTGCGACCTTAAATTGTCCGTATTCATTGATGATTGCATCGACTGAACAACGGAATATATCCTTGACAAATACGCCGTATTGCTTGCAATTTGCGTCAACTGGATTAACTGGGTGCGCATGATTTCGTTTCCGTCAATTTGGTTGATTCGCATCGCGTTCATTTGACCGGCAAGAATGTTGGCGGTTTCCTCGGTGATTCCCTTGACCGCCCCGGACAATGACTTTTCCTTGTCCGTATCGCTTTCAACACCGAATATTTCCGGCAACATGTCCGCATATTGTTCGTATGCGGTCGTGAAATTGTTGGTAGCATTCGACAACCTTGATTTGAATGCGGCAATTTCGGATTCGGTCAATCCATCGAAAACGAATGTGTCGCCATTCCAGTAACCCATCGAACCTTGCAACGAATCCAATGCGCTTTGCAATTGTTGTTCAAGGAATGTTTTTTTCAACTGGTTGACAACGATATTGCGCAAGACATCATTGACGGTTTCTTCAAATGCTTGTGCGGCATCTTCGCCGGAACGGAACGCATCGACAAGTGCGGATGAAAGGTCATTGGCAAAGGATTTCGCGTCCGTCTGCAACAAATCTTCCGCGATTTCCTTGTACAAATCTTCGATTTCTTCCTTGATGTCCTCTTGTTGTTCCTTGTATTCCTTGACCGCGTCTTTGTCGGTTTTCTTCTGCGATTCTTCTTCTTCTTGCATCTTCTTGGTCAATTCCAATTGTTCTTGCAAGTTCTTGATTGATTGCTTTTGCAACTTATAATAATCGCCACCCAACGCATCTTGAACCTTTTTTTGCAACCTTTCGTATGCGCTTGAAAGTTCATCAACGCGTTCTTTGTATTCCTTGATTCTGCGTTCCGATGCCCGGTCGGATGTGTTGAAAAGGTCAATCGCGCTTGTGACAAGTGACACCGCACCTTGGATGATTGCCAACGGATTGCCGGTCGCAATTCCCATCGCAACATCACTTGCGCCGGAAATCATCCCGGAAATGTCGTCCATGACTTGTTGGTCTTGTTCATCCATTTCAACGCCGACTTTCTGCAAACCATTGACAACGGCATCGAATGCACCGCCGACCATGCTTAATGCGGACGATGCCGATGACATCATCTTGGTCGCGGATTTCTTCTTTTCTTCGTCCGATGCGGCTTTGGAATAATCCTTGATGGAATTGGCAAGTGCCTTGAACGGATTGCGTTCTTGGATTTCATCCTTGATGGCTTCAATCTTTTCTTTCAATGTCGCAAGGTCTTGTGGGTCGAACTGGATTCCCATGTATGCGGTCGTTCCATCGAACTTGTCCAATAGTCCTTGCAATTGCTTCATTGTAAGTTCGTCAAGATTGCCGAACATTTTTTCCCAATCCGGTGATTCACGCATTTCGCCAATTGCCATTTCGGACAATGCCTTGTTGCGCGCTTCATTCAGTTTGGCGACAAGTTCGGTATTGCCTTTTTCGGTGGCAAGATTGATTTTGTCGTCATATTCCTTGTTGATGGCGGCGCGCTTTTCTTCAAATGACGCGTATGTTACCAACATGTCCGCATACAATTGTTCGTTGTCCTTTTTTTGGCGTTCCAGTTCGGCAAGTTTCGCGGCGCGTTCCTTTTGGATTTGCTGATTGACTTTGCTTTCGGCATCGTCAAGTGATTCGGACTTGGCATTGTCCAAATCGGTGTTGTCGTTTTCAAGTTCCTTGCGCTTTTCTGCAATGATATTCAGCATTTCCAATGTGTTGGACGCGTTGTTCAATTGCTCATTCAATTGTGCGTTGAATGAATCAATGACCGTTTTCCGGGTTTCCTCGGCGATGGCATTGTTCAATGTCGTCAACCTTGCAATTTGGTCGGCGGTTCTTTGTGATTCATCGACATCAAGAATTTGTTGTCTTTGTTTCTGCAAGAAATCCATGTAATTTGAACCCTCGGCAAGTAATCCGGCGAATTCGGTTGATGCCGACTTTGCCAGTATTTCATCACCGGAATTCATCCATTTCATGAACCTTGTGTATTCCGCTTTGCGGGTCTGCAACATCTTCAAGAATGGGTCATCCTTGGTGTCGTTGCCGGATGACGATTTTGAACCGCCAGTAATGCCGGATAATTGCTTATTCAGCGCGTCAATGTCCTTTTGGATGGCTTTGTATTCGGATGCGTTTGTCGCGGTCTTTAATGCTTCGTTTTTCTTGGCAATCGCGGCTTCAATCGCGCCAACCGTACCGGCGGCATATTGTCCCGCACCCTCGATTCCGGCATCCGTCAATGTGTTGAATCCCTCGGTTTCATAGTTCGCCGCATCGCTGAACATCTTGGTGATTTCGGCGTTCAACGAATCAATTTCGTCTTTCAACTTTTTCTTTGCCTTGTTTTCCGTTTCATACGAACCCATCGGCATGAATTGTCCTTGCGAATAATACACCGTTTTGGTGTCCGACATGGTTTCGTATTCGGATTGTTTGGACAAAAGTTCCTTGACCTTATCTTGCGCGGCGGCAACGGTTGCAAGTGCTTTCGCCTTGGCAATTTGTGCGTTGATGAATGCTTCTTTATTGGCAACCAAAAGGTTTTCCGCATCGGTAACACCATTGACCGCAACGCCAAGTTCATTGAATTTGGTCTTGTTTTGGTCAATGAATTCTTCCTTTGCTTGGAAATTGTCACCCAACTTGTCCCATGCGGTCGATAACTGGGTGACCGTTCCGATTGCCTTATAACATCCGTCAATGGTTGCATCGGTGAATTCCTTGTTCGCCTTTTTTGCGTCACGCGCATTCTTGGTTACGGCGGCAATACCGGCGACAAGTGCGGAAATGGCGGCAAGAATCCAACCGATTGCCGGGATGGACTTGATTGCAGTTCCAACCAACCGGATTGCACCGGCAAGACCGACATTTGCGGCGGTCGCGGCGGTCGCGGTCGTTGCTTGCGCACCGGTCGCAACTGCATTTGCCGACATCGCGGCGGTTTCCGCACCAAGTGCAACGCCGGATTTGGCAACAACGGATGTCCACCATTCCTTGATTCCGCCAAGTGTGACAAGACGGAACGCGGAATCTTTGTTCAAGGTTTGTTCGACTTGTTGCAAACCGATGGTTATCGCCATGACGGATTGCACCTTGGTCATCACCTTTTGCAAATTCTCATTTTCACCGGCGAATAAGGACAACGCACCGGTTGTCGCTGATATTGCACCGGACACGCCGGAAAGACCGGAAATGATACCTTGCAATCCGCGTTGGTCATGTGCCATGATATTGGCTTGCGCGGTCGCATCACCGTATGCATCGGTCAATCGTCCCAATTCTTCTTGCATTGCCCGGTATTCCTCGGTGTTGCGCTTTCCCGCCATTTCCATTTGGATAAGTTCTTCGCGCATCATTCGCAACTGGGTACGGATGGAAACATTTGCGCCGCCAAACTGGTTTGTGGCGGTCGTTCCTTGTTCCATCTTCGATGCGGCGTTTTCCAGTTCATTCGACTGGTTGCGCAACTCATTCAAAAGTTCCTTGCGGACTTTGATTTCACCGTTTATCGCGTTGATTTCCTCGGAAATCTTTTGATATTCATCATCCCGCCC